TTAATTTTTAGTGAAGATTAAACACTTATAAGTTTTTTGTCTGAAATATAGGTATTTAAATATTTTTGCAGTATGGGAAAATTAGAAAAAAATGGAATAGTAGAATTGGACGATATTTTTAGTATCGGTCCGGTTGATGATGTTTATAATAGGGAAGAAGATATTCTGCCTATTAATGGTAATGAACCGGCTAAAAAAGATGAGAAGCCTGTAGAAGAAGGCTCTCAAATTAAAGAAGAGCTGGTTGTTGATCCTACTCCTGATCCTAAAGAGGATAAAAAAGGAGAAGAGAATGTAGTTGATGTTAATCAGGATCAGGTAGAGACTCCGGTTGTCAATTACAGAAAAGTATTAGATGCCCTTTCTTCAAGGGGAATCATTCCCGATTTGAAAGATGTGGTGTTTAGCGGTGAAAACGGCGAAGAGATTACTATCAATGATCTTGATTTTAGTAAAGAAGATTCATTGTGTGACATACTATCTACAGTCCTTGAAATCCAGAAAGAGGACATTGTTAAGGATAAGATAGATGTTACCTCTGTTTCTGATATTACTAAGAAGCTTATCCAGGCTGATAAGGCCGGCGCGAATATCGTTGATATTCTTAAGCAATATGATACGAATGTCGCTCCTATAGAAAAGCTTGACATTGAAAACAAAGCAGATCAGATAAAGATCGTTCGCCATTATGTTGATCTTCTTGGATTGCCTAAAGATGAAGCTGATGAGTTTTTCAAAGGCATTATCAATAAAGGTGAAGAGTATGTTGAAGCAAAGGCTATAAAGTACAAGGCTGAGCTTGATAAGAGAATGGATGATATTATCCAGCAACGTACTAAAGAGGCTGCCGAAAAGAAGGCGAAGGATGCAGAAGATTTTAGAAGGTATAAGAAAGACCTTAAGTCTTCTATCCAGGCAAAGTATCAGCTAAATGACACTATGGTATCTAAAGCTCTTGATTTTGCCCTAAAACCTTCTGAATCGAATCCCGGAATTACCAAAGCATTTAATAGGGTAAGGGAGATGATGATGAATCCGGAAGAAGCGCCAGATTTGATTATGTTTCTTATGAACCCAGGAGAGTTCATAAAACAGAAGTCGAATCAAGCTGTAGTTGATGAGAAAAAGAAAATTTATAAGCTCATCAGCCATACAAATAAAGACAAGAGGGTGGCTCCGGTAGATGATAAAGGTGATCAAGTTCAAGGTGTGAAGTTCGATGAAATCAGTATAGATTAAAAATTAAAACATTTTTTCGTTCATGGCTAATGTACTTTTAACAAAAAATTTCCCGGCCACCATGAATGGTGACACGGTGATTGGATATACCGACGCTAAAGTCGTTAAGCAAAGTATCGTAGAACACGATCTTAGCTCTTTAGAAGATTGGTACTACGAAGATCCGGATAAGAATCATCTGGGTATGCTTGAGTTGTTTTCTAACATTACAAACTATCCTCTGCCTATGTATATGGGTATGATTAAACAGGATGCTACTATTACCGTAAATGGTATCAATGGTTCATTCCGTTATGATCTTCCGGTATCAGAAACGTATGAGGTGGTTACAGTAGAAGACACGTCTTTGAAATATGCAAAACCTGGTATTGATGAAAGCTTCTTCGAAATTGTGTTGAATGCACAATTCAAACAAGGAGATGTTATTACTTACGATGTGATTAATGGTTGCCAGGCTCTTATCTCTACAGAGCGTCCTCCGAAACAAGAAGGTGAAAACTGGAGATACTGGTGTAAGTTGTGGGGCCGTTCTCGTGCTAAATACTTCCCGAAAGACATGCTTCGTGCCGGTATTAAATACTGGAAGGTGACAAACGTTCTTGGTGAGTTCTCTACTCAGTTCTCTGGCGTAGGAGGTGCTTCTAAGGCCGGTTCTATGACTTGTGAATTTACGCTTGGTGGACATCGTGGTGTTGAAGGTGAAACGACTATGTACGCCGGTATTAAGTCTTTGGCTTATGCGGACGAACGCACACAGAATTTCATCGACAAAGCTTACCAGAAAGTTCGTCAGCTTTCTGAAATCAGAGGAGGTGATGCAAGTTATGCTATCATCGGTTCTCGTCTTGGTGATGGAAGCATTGATATGCGTACGGCTCGTGTAGCCAATACAGTATCTCTGTTCTGTTTGGCTGAGTTGGCTAAGATGGAAGCATACGAACTTATGTTCATGCGCGGTGGTAGAGTCAAGGGCCATAATGGTGTTTTGATGAAAAACGAAGGCCTGTATCACCAATTGCGCCGTGGTTTCGTTATTTCCTACGCTCGTCCGGGTGGTATCAAGCGCGAACACTTCCTGGCTGCTGCTGACTATATTTTCCGTGGCCGTAGCGATATGCCGATTGAAAATCGTGTAATGAAATTCAAGGTAGGTGCTATGGCTTACAAGAATATCGTTGAGATTTTCCGTGATGAGTTCTTCTCTCAATTAGGCGCCTTAGCTCCGCTTATGGGTACAGAACGTATCATCAATAACCCGGTAACAGGATCAAATGATGCTCTTGAATTAGGAACTGTAAAGATCAAGGGCGTTACTATTCCGGGTATTGGTAAGGTTATTGTAGAACACGAACCTTCTTTGGATTACGTTGATATGGTAGATAGAAGCCAGTTGGTAGACGGCATGACTCCTATCACATCATATTCATGTATTATGGAAGACTTGACCGCTCCTGAATACTCTAATGCATTCGCCGGCATCCCTGCTTCAGCCGAAGCTCGTATTGGTAATATCAACAGCAACGTATTCTACGTTAAGCCTGATATCGGTTCTATGTGGTGGGGTTACGAACAAGGTAGATGGTCGTCCAGAGTATCGGCTCAAGAAATTGTATCCAGCCATCCTCGTATGTCAGAACAATTCTGGTGCCACTCTGTATCGGCTTGTTGGGTAAAAGATACCAGCCGGTTCGTAACAATTGAATTGTTACCGAGTTCTTTGTGATCATAACTTTTAGTATTAACTTGCGGTCGGCTTTAAAACCGGCCGCAAATTTTATTTTTTAAGGATATATAAAAATGGGAAAAAAGATTTTTGAAGAAAGCCATGAGTCTAAGAAACTGCTGGCTACCGTAGGAGGAATGAAGATATATTCCGACTCTATTTATGTTATAACAGGTAAGATGGATGAAGAAGCTCCTTCCGGATATCAGGAAAGAGGCATTTCCAAGACTCCTTTCCCTGGGAACAAGACAGTGTCTTGTTGTGGATGGGATAAGGATCTTAGGGTGTATGATACCGGTTTCTTTATCAATTCAGCATGTTATAAAGGTTACTCACTTGAAGACAAGAAGAATGAAATGGATATGCGTATTAAGAATATTCGGTATCCGTTTGAAGAAACTGTCAATGAGGACCTGGATCAAAAGAACTTCGATTTCTGGGATTCTTACAGAATTGACTTGTATGATGGTCGTCTGTTCTACACTAATGACGTTCGTGATTTATTTGAGCTGTATATAGCTATTTTATCCAAGTCTCTTACTCCTAAAGAGGAAGACGGTAATCCGATGTATGTCGAATCTTATTATTGTGTAGAAGACAAGACTACGGCCGTAGATATCAGGAAACAACGTCAGATTGATAAGGCTGATATTTTATATGAGTTCATGAACAAACTGAAAGGATCTGAGGCTGAAAGAAAAAGCATCTACGATCTGCTTTTGTATCTTGACATCATATACAGCGTAGAGCTTGATCAGAGCATGGTTCAATACATATTCACTAATTGGATTGACGCCAAGAATACGAACGTTGATATGTATAAAGAAGCAAGCTCAAGGTTCTTATCTGACGACGAATCTTCTGAGGGAATGCAGGTGATTAAATTCCATCGTATGATCAGGGAAATGATCGAGGGCCTGGCTGTCACCGTCAACACCGACGGACTGTATCTGAATGGCGAGCTCCTGGGCGCCGACGCCATCTCTGCATCTATGGCTCTTGCTTCCAATAAGTCAATGTTAGAAACCAAGTCACGTGTTCTGGAAGCGTATAACGCTTTAAAGAACAAGCATAAAAAAATAGAAGGCGCTAAGTCTGACAAGAAGAAAAAGGAAGATGAGAAAGGTTTCGATGTTGATCAATACGCTGATAAAAAAGAATAATTTATGAGAATCGTTGATTGTTATCTCCGGGCCTTACAGAAGGCTGAAGAAAACATGACCAACGGTGGTATAAAACTTGACAAGGCACGTTTTGTTCAGCTTTTTAATGACGAACAAAACCGCCTTGTTCGTTATATCCTTGATAAGAAAAATGAAGAGGATATACGTTATATACAAAAGTTGGTTGTGTACTCAAAAGAACTTGATAAAAAAGAAGATAAAGATAATCCGGAAAGCACTTTGTTTTCATTGCCTTCTGATTTCTTTTCTTTTTCAAACATATCAGGCGTATTTACCGAAGGCGAATGCACGGTTACTGATTTTACCATGTGGGAGGCTAAGAACGAAAACCCGCATGAGCTTCTTGCCGACTTTTTTAACAAACCTGATTTTGATTTTAGGGAAACATTTTACACTATAGGAGAAGATTCGGTAAGGGTGTATAAGTCTGGTTTTGATGTAGACACCGTTTATCTTACGTATTACCGTTATCCGAAGGAAGTTGACATCGAAGGATATATTAAATCCGATGGTTCTAATTCAACTGATATAGATCCTGAATTAGATGACAAATTAATCGGTATTATTCTTAACATGATTGAAAAGCAATTTGCTTTGAATGAAAGCGAATACGGACGTTATCAAATAGATTCAAACAACGTCCAATCTCCTTTGTAACAAATAAGAGGCACATCCTAAATTAAACATTATCAAAAAGCATTAAGAATTAATTAATTCCTAATGCTTTTTGTTGCTTATATGACTATCGCTATTTTTGAGACAGATAACAGAATACTAATTTTTAAAATATTATAAGGCTATGGCTATCCATAAACCGTATGACAGACACATTATCTGTCCTCCGCACGCTAAGTTGGCGGACGTAGATTCTTTGTTGCTTCAAGAAGGTCAGATCGCTATCTATGATTTGGATGGTGAGCAGACTAAAGATGGTTTGAAAGCGTTGAAAGACTTGAAAGGATATCGTAAGGACGAACAACGTTTCCAGATCAGAATCGGACGTAATGAGATGGTGAACGACCGTGTATCTGATGATAAATCATTCTCTACACCTACGTTTGCTATTGACGAAATCATAGAAGTGTATGCTTCTGCTCCGAAGAGCAAAGAAATTAAAGTAGATGAGGTTATTTTCGGTTATAACGGAATTGACGACAATACCGCTATTACAGCAAGAAAAGGCGATCGTATTCCTATCCATATTAAGCTGACAGGACGTTTGTTCGAGCTTCGTGGTTATCCGATGGGTGAGGTAAATATTGATGATTACATCATTTTCGAAAACTGTCCGGGTCGTGAGGATATGTGCTCAGAATGTGATCCTTGCGAAGATGTTGATATTTTGGCTGCTATTTTGAAAACAATCGAACGTATCAAGAATCAGCCGATTGCAGGTGGTGGCAAGGTAGGTGATTTTGTAGAAATCCATCCTATCCATTCTTGCAATGAACTGGAAAAAACTCCGGTGGAAACCGACATGAATTTCTATTGCATGGAAATGTGTGATACCGGTGATGCTTATGCCCTGGCTCAGCTTAAGGCTGCTTATCCTGGTTTGGATATCAAGAGAGTCGGACGTTATCTTTCTACATCTAAATATCAGGTGATGAAAGAAGGTGGTAAGCCTTCTGATTATACTCAAAAGCTGTCTTCTATCATGAAAGGATGCGAAGAGTGCCCTGATGGATATACTAAGGTAGACGGAGGTTTGATTTATGCCGTAACGTTAGAGGATGATGGGGTTGATCAGTCTACTGTAGTAGAAAGCATTAAGAATGCCGTTAGTAGCACTGCCGAGAAAACAGCAGCCCAAGATGGCGGCGTAGGTATGTACACTGTGGCCGTAAGCAAGAAACTGACGAAGGCTGATATCGATGCATTTGTAGAAACTAATCCGACTGCCACAGTAACGTTCGTTGCTAAAACAGCAGATATGTGTAGCAATCCTACTGTTACTACCGTTAGCTGGGAAGCATGTGGTTCTTGTAAGATTTCGAAAGAAGCTTATGAAATCACGTTGCCGGATGATGAATGTGGTAACAGTGCTAAAGAAGAATTGCAGGCAGCATTCCCGTATCTGACAATCGAAGATTACGGTACACCTGGTGGATGTCAACACAAATTCAAAACAACGGTCGTTACTAACATGGTTTGCAACGAATGCGATAAAATTTTCAAAGACTTCTTCGTATCTAAAGCTCCCGAATCTTATCGTGGACGTAACTGGAAACGTTTGGGTGCCGTAGCAGGAGATCAGTCCATTATCGCCGATCCGATTCCTAAGAACTGCAAATGCGGTATCTTGTTCCGTGGTATTGACTACATGATTTCTCCGTCCGACTGTTTGATTGACCGTCTGACATTCCAAGAAGGATCTGTTCGTATTGCTGTAAATGGCGGTTATCCGGATGAACAGCGCGAGGCTATCAGCACGTACTTCAACCCGATCCACACCGAATACAAACAGCACTGGGCTCCGCGTACTCACCTTGGCGCTGAATTGCTGGATAAAGAACGTGAACAACGTATGTTCTTCGACTTCCGTAAGACTCACCAAGAACTTATGGAACGGATGTTTACCAACGAAGAAACCCGCTTAGACCTGTTGGCTCCGTATGCTGATTATTCAGTAACGTTGAAGCCGGCACGTTACTCTAACGGTTTCGGTAGGGTAATTGATGATCATATTACAGTACACTTCCATGTACCGTATGGCGCTCACGAAGGTATTCAAGACCTTATGGACCTGTTAGCTGCTTCGGCAAATATCAAGCCCTGCAAGATTTGATTTTCCTTTTTTCTATATATCCCAAGGGGGAGGAGGCTGGTCCTCCACCCCCTTTTTTGTAATAAAATAATTTGAAATAGGTCGATTTCATATGAACGGCGTGGATTCTTTAGTCGGTGCCTTAGGTAGGGGCATTGACAAAATAACCAACATAGTTGGAAAATGGGGTTCCTCCCAACCGGTAGATGACAGCAAATCCGGTATAAAAATAGGGGACAAAATCTACCAAGTGGTTGTGTCCTTAAATGGCTGTTATTGGTATCTTGACGAAGAAGGCAAGAAGCATCCTGTTTCTGGTATTCCGGCCACAACCGAATGGGAGTGGATTAACATAGCTGAGAAAGTTATCAAAGATTTCAAAACCTGTTACCGTACACCTGGTGGAAAGGTTGAAGTATGGAGTTGGTATCTTCTTAATGACCAGATGGATGTTCTTAAAGAAACTCATAGAATTACCGACAGTACCGACATGGATAATCCGGTAGGTAAAGTTCTTGCTAAAATACCGGACGAATGGGTTATGATCGACTGTGATCTTCCTGATATGACAGAACGCGACATTACGTTCGTCAACAGATGTTATAAGACTCCGGATGGTAAGGTTGAAATAGAAGGATTAGAAGCCATAGATGATAAGATAAATATCAGGGAATCTATTTATACTGTTATTCAATCGACGGACGATAATTTCCCTGCCGGCCATGTTTTCAGGCTAATTCCAGAAAATTGGGTTAGAATGGTTTGTGACTTTCCTGACATGACAGAGCGAGACATAACTTACGTTCTTGAATGTTACACTACTAAAAAAGGGAAAGCGCAAGTAGAAGGCTTGGTCGCCATAGATAACATTCTTGGGACCAGGGAAGAGGTTTATACCGTCCTTCAGTCTACCGATTCTGATATTAAGGTAGGTACCGTGCTGGATTCCATTCCAGAAGATTGGGTGAGGATGGTATGTGATTTTCCTGACATGACGGACCGGGAAATTGTTGAAGTAGACGAATGCTACAAGACAGATGGTGGTAAGGTCAATATAAAAGGTTATCAAGCTATTGATGCCGTTCTTGGTGTAAGGGAACAGTATTATTATATTGTTAAGACAACAGATGATGCTTATCCTCAGTGGACAAGAATAGATAAGATACCTAACGAATGGACGAAAACCGAATGCGATTTTCCTGATCTTACAGAAAGACATATTATGTCCGTAGATGAATGCTATACCACTCCTGGTGGTAAAATACATCTTGGTGGATACAGGTCGGTAGATAGCATAATAGGAGTCCGGGATGAGTATCTTATTGTCTTAGAAACGGCCGACCCTGATATACAAAGAGGCGCCACATTCAGCAAAATACAAGAAGGATGGCAGCGTATTGTTTGTGATTTCCCCGATGCTACTACATCCGACACTGAAATAGTAGAAAACTGTTATAAGACGGGAAAAGGTAAGGTCCAGATCCGGACATACATAACAATGGACGGATACGGAAACACAAGGGAATTAAGGCATATGGTGCTTAAAACAACCGATCCTGATTACAATATCGGATCTAATATTGATCAGATACCGGTAGGTTGGTTAAGTATCGAGTGCGATTTTGCGTCTGCTACACAGCGTCATATAAGACAGGTGAAAAACTGCTACGTTTCTGATGCAGGGAGCATTTACGTTGAGGGAGAAATCGTTTATGACAATGACCTTGACGTGGACAAGATGGAGCTGACGGTCATGGAAAGCACTGACCCGGCGATAGCCGTAGGGACGGAGCTGGCGGCTATTCCCTCTGGCTACGTGAGAACAGTTTGTAGATGTAATTGTTGCAACCACTAAATCTTATTATTATGAGCTGTAACGAATATTTTTTAGTAACACTGGAGTCTAAACCGACTCCAGTTCGTCATAAATATACGAATTTAACAGACGAATGGTATGGTCCTGATGGTGTTAAGTATGAAGATCCTGATACGATAGCCAAAATCGAAGAACAAGCTACAGATAAGAATCGTATAGGGGATAACACCTTATATCAGAAACTTATTGAAATACATTCTCAAGGAGAGTCAATAAAATCAGACATCGGAGACATAGGTCAGGTATTAGATTACATAAATGGGGAGGAAGTGTAATGGGAACCATATCAGATAAGTTAATGAGGGTCATAAATACCAAGGAGGATATAAGGCAAGCCCTTATATCCAAAGGGTATGATGTGCCTACTTCCATACCTTTTAAAGAGTATGCGAAAATGATATCCGATTTACCTTGTAAAGTAGATGATTTTCCTAAACTTCCGGGCGATGTCACTCGTTGGCATTTCGGCGGCCTGACGAACGAGATGATGGCAGCGATGGACGATCCGAGGATTGAGGATGCGGACCATAAAGGTTCTTATCCTTCAAGAATTTCGCTTGGTCTGGGATGAGTGGAGTAGGTGGTTATGTTCAGGATTTTAATTATTTTAGAAATAATGCCACTGTAGATAAAATAAGAATTGATGAACAGGGTAGCAATTCTATTAAAGTGACCATTTTAACTACAGGAGTTGGTAATGCTATTTATATACCAAGGAATATTTACCAATTTAATAAATCTTATTTCATAAAAATATCAAGTGAAGGATACAATGAAGGTGATCTATCTTTGTTATTTTATGCTATTTATACATCAACGGCTACAACAGTAAGAGTACCGTTAAATCCTAATGGCATCACTGAAATTCCTGCAATAAAAGAAGATGATTTTTTAGCTGTTTATATTACTGTTGGGGGTAAAGTGGGATCAATTACCATCGAACAACTACCCATCTACCCCGGCGCACTTGTCTTTGACGGAGTAGATGATTACGGTGTCTGTGATAACTTCCCTATTCTGACTAAGGAAAAGGGATATACGGTTGTGGCGTTGAGACAGTGGATTTCAATGGGTGAAGGACTCTCTGGATTAGTATCTAATGTAAAGAATTGGTTCAATGATGGTGCTTTCGTTTTAGAATACAACAGTAATAATGCAACTAATAAGTTTGTTAATAGACCTGTATCTTTCGGAAATGTTAATATAGAGATGGATTTGCCAAATAATTTTACCTATCAAACATCTAAAAGTTATAAAGGAGTACCTATAACAACAGGTTCTTTTAAAGGGACAAACTCGCTTTTTGTTGGAAAATTAAATAACATCGTCGGAAATTGTTCTAATGTCGCTATCTGGGAACTTGTATTTTTCGATCACGATGCCACCGAAGAAGAACTGACCAAGATCAAAGACTACTTCGTTAAAACCTATCCCTGGCTTTTCCCCGACCAAGCATGGACCGTCGCCGGCAAAACCAACGAGGACGAAGATCGTGCTACTATTGCCAACATTACAGGCAATGGTAATAATCTTGTGCTGTCGAATTTTGGGTTTGCAGAAGGGAGTGGGTATGGGTTGTATTATCAATATTTTGGTAATGAATTTAAGGCAACCAATGGAGAAATAGAAGGTGGAGGATGGAATATTATTGATAACTATAATATTTCTCATGATAAACGAATACCTATTAATTCTATTGGTAAGTGTTTTTGGGGTAATAAAGCGTTAGTAAATGGTATTAAACTACGGTTTAAACTTACTGGCATGACAGAAGGTGATGTTCTTGCTTTTGGTTATGCCGCTACATATGATCTCACATATACATCCGATGGAATCTATGCCATAGATTTACCTCCTGTTGATAAGCCATATGGGTTTTCATTGCAATCTTCTTTAACAGAAAATCTTCCAACCACCCCAGTTACCATAGAACTTTTACCATTTGAATACGAAGGCTATCTAGTTACTGATGGGGTGGATGATAAAGCGGTTAGTAAACAGTTTAAATTTGGCGAAAACTTTACTGTTATATTAGATTTTAAATTCCCCGTTAAAAAGATATCTTATTGTGGTTTTGATTTATCATCAAAGGTTAGAATCCAAAATCTTCAAGGTAGTGGTGTGTATGTCGTATTAAAGGGAAATAAAACCTTGATACCATCAAATGTAGTGAGAGCCGTAACTTCAGAGGGTAAAGTATATGATGAAAATTGGAATGAATACAATATTGTGCCTGGCAATATATCATCAAATTATACAATGGTAAATTTAGGCTTTGATGGAAGTAATCAATTTGCTGAGTCGGCAACTAAATTAGCTGGAATTTATAGTAGTGCTTTATCCAAAGACGACTGTATCAAAGCATACAACTATTTACAAACCCTAAAATCAAAGTAATATGAAATTTATTATCATACCAAAAGAAGTATATGATTCCGTATCTGAAGAAAAGAGACGTGAATTAGGAATAGGCAGCCCAAGAGCGAGCGTAGATGGCTCTAAAGTTATTTTACATGTAGAACATTATGACCTTCTATTTAAGTCTTTAGACATGCAGGCTGATGACGAACCTCAATATCCGTATCCGGTATATGACAGCCCTTCTTCTGAGTTTGAATCTGTTCTTTCATCTAAAGAATGGGTGTCCGATGTTAATAACGAACATCTTTGATCTTGTTATGGTTGGGACAATTGCTATATTTGTAAAAAGTTGAATAATTAAAGCGTGTGGTAGCGTTATCTACCATATAATCATCATGTTTCAGATAATAATAGGATGCGTTTTGGCTAATATCCTTACGATAGCAATCATCGGTTTAGCCCTGTATTTAGTGTATCGTAAAAACGAAGACCGTTTAAAGGCTTTGGATTCTAAGATTGATCAGAAGGTTGAGGACGTAAAAAACAAGGTTGGCGCGGTGATGGACATCGTAGACCAGATCAAGAAATTGTTGGATAAAATTAACAAGAAATAAAAAAATGGCAGAAGTAGGTTATAATAGTAAATTCGAAGGTCAGGAGGTTGATTCCAGACTTGAGAATGTGGTGCAGGCCGCTCCTGGAACAAGTTCGGGGTCGGGCAAGGGAGGTCTCATTCCGGCTCCCCCTGCCGGAAGTCAAGACGGTAGCAAGACTCTTCTTAGTGACATGACATGGGGCGATTATGTAAACAAGAAGTATATAGATGATGCTGTATCGGCAGCAGGGGGGAAGAAGCAGATTGTTGGCAAACTTCCTACTGTTGAAGAGGCGAAGGATAATGTCATGTATCTTGTAAAAGATGATGTGGCATCTACAGAAACTAAAAACGTGTATAATGAATATATTTTGGTTACTGAAGAAAGTGGTGGTAAGGTGCTTGAATCGCTTGGTATGGTAAGTACCGGAGTAGATTCTGGCTATCTTGATTTATCCATATTTTCTGGTAATTCCGGATCTCTTGATGAAGGTTCGTTTGCAAAAGTTTTGGATGCATACAATAATAATATCACATTAGGTAAGTTATATGGTGATTATTATTATTTGAATTATTTTTTAGAAGGTTATGATTTTGAAAATAATTTTAAATTAAAAATAGTATTTGCCTCATTTGCTAATACCGACTCAGCGGTAGGCGCATCTGAATATGATATAGAAATTCAGGTGGGGACTTTTGTTGTTATTCAAGATAAGACATATGAGGCTATGAACAATCTGGTTACGTTGTCTAATACGATATTGTCTTATTTGAATTTTATGGCTATGCCCCCTAAGGTTGTTACAACATTGGCAAGATTACCAAAAGGTGCTCATAATATCATAGCCAACGTCACTTCTGCTACGAATCTGTCTATGACCGTATCTTCTGAGGATGTTGGGAGGGAATGGGAGGTGCGGGTTAACAACATCATCGGCCTGGACATCATACAGCCGCTTCCTACCTCTGGACAGTTCCAGAGTATGTCAGGCGATAGCGTATTGATACCTAAAAATAGTTTTATAGAATTAAGTATCTGGTATATCGATAATAAGTTGGTTATCAGAGTAGGTGAACAAGCTTAATAGAAAGGATAGAATATGCTTTATGTAAATAAGAATATAAAAGGTTTTTATTGGGAAGGATACGAGTTGGACTCCTCTTCTTACGAAGTAGGGTATTCTTACCAAGATTTCTTAGATGGTAAATGGGTTCAACTTGACTCTGATCAAGAAAAATTCCATCAAGACAATCCTGATGCGAGTGTGAAAGAAGTTATTGCCATGCAGCTTGACCCTGAGCCTCCTGGACCAACTGAAGAGGAGTTGCTTGCCAAGGCTAAGGATAAGAAAGTTTCTGAGGCCAGGGAATATGCTTATTCTGATGCTGTCCGTTCTTATAGTCTGGATGGTAAACAGATATGGTATAACAGCAGCATGAGGCAGAAGGTTAAAAACGATATTGATGTAGCAAAAGGAAGCGGGATATACACCGTATCTGTAGCAGATTCAGAATACGAGCTTGATATTGCTAATACGGCAATGAATGAAATGCATGTATATGAATCTGAGTGCAACGATCGTACTGCTGCTATAGAAAAGGAAATAGCTTCTAAAACCAACAGGAGTGAAGTTGAGTCTATGAAAGTAGATGAAGGCTATCCTGAAAAGTTGGTAAGGACAAAGGATCAGATCATAGAAAAAAATAAGATCCTTGAAGCCAGTGATCTGGAGAAGGCTACAGCCATGTACATGAGGGCGATGATCAACACGCCGGCTATGTTGGAAAACACTGACCAGAATCTTGCTCTTAAGATAAAGGGGTTGTACCCTATCTGGGACAAGGATGGAGTTTACGGCGACAAAGGTCTTCCTATGGGCACGGCTGTTGTAAAAGGGCAGCGTTTCCGTAGCAAAAACAAACCTTCGGATTTGGATTGGGCCCTGTTTGAAGTAAGGCAAAATCACAATCTCCAAGCCGACTGGGTTCCTGGTCAGGGAGGTGGAGCCGAAAGCCTGTATATGGTTGTTCAGGAAAAGCATTTAGGTACGATAGACGATCCTATTCCTTGGGTATATAATTCTATTTTAGAGAATGGAAAGTATTACATTGACAAAGAAATTAAGTATCTTTGCATAAGAGATTCAGGCATCCCTTTGGCTTACGAGAACCTTTCTGATCTTGTATCAGCCGGATATGTAAGGGTTGTTTAGGTCGTAATTTGTTGTTAATGTTATGGATAACCCCTGTATATTTATTTATGCAGGGGTTTTCTTTAATCCAGACTCTACTTATTTTTCATATCGGTAAGGTTCTGGTTATTTTTGTGAAAAAGGTTAAGTTATGGAAAGAAAAGATATTATAAAAGAATTGAGTCAGTATTTTAGTATTGTTGAATTAGTTGGTCCTAAAGAATACGGTAGAGACAAAGATCTTTGCTGGAGGTATTTAAGAACTGAATTGCTTCACACGATACTGGTTTTAAGGAAAGACATTTTGAAAACTCCGATGACGGTTAATACCTGGAAGTCGGGTGGAAGGTTTGATGAGCGTGGTTTTAGGAACAATATCTCGGATATAGTAAAATCCAAGACCGTATCAGGGTCTTTGTATATCAGTCCTCATATGCTTGGGGCAGCCATCGATTTTGATGCCAAGGGTATGACGGCAGAAGAGGCAAGGAATAAAATAATTCAGTCGCAGGATTTACTTCCTTGTCCCATTAGATTAGAATCAGGTACCAATTGGGTCCATATTGACGTATATGACTCTCTTGGAAGTAGCAAGAAAGTAACTATGTTCTAATATGGCTTATCGTTTTGTAGGAAGGATGAATTTAGAAAGTTTCTGGGCTTTTCTCATTTCCGGATTATCAGCATTGTGGATGAATTTCCAGGAGATTCACCACCTTATATATTCTATATTGTTTATATTAGCTATAAATCTTTTGTTAGCTACTATAAAAAGTATCAAACACTGCTATATCCGAAGAAAGAGAAAGAGGCCTTTTAAGATATTGACATGCATAAGCGAAATGGGAGTTTTGAAAATCCTTCTTGAGTTCGCGGCCTGCTCTTTCGGGTTGTTCACCATATCCGGAATGGATCTTATTATGTCTATGGGAGGGCATAAATCCCCAGAGTTTATAGATATGCTTCTTCAGTGGATTACAATATTTGCCTTAATATTATACGGTGGGATGGCATTCAAGCGCTTAGGAGATCTTGCACCTGATTTAATGATAGTAAAAGGCGTTAAGTATTTCTTTAGTAAAGTAAGTTGGTGGCAGAAGGTTCCATTCGGAGAAGAGCTTAAAGAAGGTATTAACAACGGTGATATACAAGAGCTTTTAGACGAAGATAAGGAGGGTAAAAGATGTGTTTGCAAAAAATGAGAGCCAGGCATGTGTTAGGAGTTCTTCTACTGTGTTTTATATCTTTCTTGTTTGGTAAAACATGCAAGAAACAAGAAATAATACACGATATAGAAATAGATACTGTAATAGATACCATTATCCAACCTGTTCCTGTTCCTCAGTATATAGTTGACGTAGGGGAGGTAGAAATACCTTTCCCTATGGATGCTATAGTTGAAAAAGATACGATAAAAGACACTGTCTATATCAATATTCCTATACAAAGAAAAACATACAACACAGATGATTATCGGGCTGTTATAAGCGGATACAGACCTAATTTGGACACGATGATCATCTACCACAAAAAAGAAATAATATACGAAAAGAGCCGGCGCTGGGGCATAGGACTGACGGCAGGGTATGGGGTTGGGCGCGAGGGCTTCTCCCCCTACTTAGGCGCTGGAATCTATTATCGGATATGGTAATAATCACGTCCTATTTTATTTAATACACAACATTTTAAACTTTTATCACCCCATTTACTTATCTTTGTGGAAAAAGGTAAGTTATGAATTATATCGATATTTTACCACAGATAAGAAATAACATTTTCTATGTCAGGATAGTAATGACCGACTACGATGTGGAAAATCAGATGGTTATTAGAATAGTAGCCAGAAGAAATGACGGTTTGTACAAGACGGAAGTAGTACAGTATCCAAATGAAGGAACTGATTACAACGGAGAAATCATTGTTCCTATGTTTGGTATGGCTAAGTCATTGGTGGCCCAAATAGTAGGAGTCAAGATAAATGGTACCGAGGTACGTGTTAATAGCACTGAAGTAGAGGGAGCTGATATAACAGCCAGATACGATGATTCCCTTACCAGAATGGGATGGGAGGAGAGTATGAACAACATCCATCTTGATTTTGAGGTTATAAGCACCAACAACCCTAAAACGCTTCGCATAGCCGATCAGTCGGAATGGGGAATACTGGCAGACAGACCGGCTATTATAGAGATCGTGCCACCTGAAGACGAGAATAAGTATGTTTATTATCTTGGTAAGAATCAGTTGAATGTATTCAACAGTAAGACTCTTGGCATAAATCCAGGTCGCGGAAATGATTTTGAAAACCTAAAAGATGGTATATACGATATTACCATAAAAGGCAGTCCTTCCTCTTATTCATTTAATAGAAAGTATTTAAAAACAGATCTGATCCGTCTTAACATAGATAAGATATGGGCCAGGTCAACTGTGTTATGTGATCATGAGGATGATGACGTTATTGACAAAATAAAAGAAATAGAGTTTCTGCTGGCTGCGGCTGAAGCTAATATGAGATTAGGGAATTTTGAAAACGTAAAACAATTATACGAAAAAGCATCTAAATTGATTTACGTTCTCAATAATTGTGAAAATTGTGGTTGCAAAATGTAATTAATTAAATATAAATAAGTTATGGGATGTGGATGTGGAAGAAGTAATATTACTTCTGTTAATAGAAATAGGGCTATAAAGCCTCAGTCGAATACGACACCTAAAGCTGATTCTAATGCGGCTTGTATTCAGAAATACGATGAACTTGCTGTATTGGACAAGAAAATCATAGACCTTCATCGCAAGTTCAGGTTTGTAGGAGGTGTAAGTAAAAGGTATGCTGATATTCAAAAGCTGGTAAGAGGCTGGATTGTTAATTTGAAGAACGAGTGCCCGGATCCGGATGATCTTGCTACTTATTCTGAATACATAAATAAAGAATACGCCAGGTATTTTACCGTGAAGTGATATGGCAGTTACCGGAAGTACACAGCAAATTCTTTTCCCTTCATCTTACTTATGTGAGTGTGCTGATCGTTTTATAGCATGTAAGGCTGATCAGTATCTACAATATCATAAGTATAAGGTAGGTATTAAGCCTGATATGGATACGGTTCTTAAAATAGATCGTATGAGAAGAATCGTATGTGAAGGGGAATGCGGGTTGTGCCCGGACGAGATTCAGAAATTTAAAGAAGAACTTAATAAGATCTTGTCATGAAAAAGATGTATTACAACAAAGAATACAGAAAAGCTTTCAAGAAATCGGACTGTCCGGAAGATCTTGGTTCTGAAGAAACGTTTATCGTTCATGAGGCTGAATTTTGTTCGGGTATAAGCCAAGATGATGCAGATAGGAAAGCGGAAGAGTTTGCGGAGAAAGAAGGTCCGTTGTATGCTAATAAAGTAGGTGGCTGTTGCGAGGTATATTATAACACAAGACAGGAAGGGGATTTCTTTAAAAATGATTGTCCTGATGGTCAAAAACAAGAACAACCCACACATCACGTGGTAGAGGCCGGGCGTGTATGGTCTAAGTTCAGTACCGAAATAGCCAACTACGAAGCTGCGAAGATTCTTGAGCAAGAAGGGCAGGCTGCCGCTAACGAATCTGGAGTATGTAAAACCGTTTATTACAACGAAGATCAACATGGTTGGTTTAGTAAGCGTTGTAAGGAAGGATGGAAGGCTCCTGAGAAATACAGGAGGATATACGCCGGTACCGTAACGTCTTTCATTAGCGTTGATGATGCCAATGAAAAGGCTAAGAAGATACTGGAAGAAGAGGGCATGAAATGGGTTAATGAAAATACCAAATGCGAGCCTGTTGTTGATGAATGCAAATTTGATTTTTGGAAATGAGCAACGTAAAATTTAATCCGACAGAAGGTGAGAACGATAAACTGGTGTCGGTGTTTTCTGAAATAAATGAAGGTCTTGATACGACTTTGAATTACACTATTTCCGATGAAGGGAATAAGGCTAAGAAGAACATCGTCGTTAATCAAGTTGGTAAAAGGGAAAAGTTTTTATCGAAGAAAGGGGAGGAATCTGAGCCTTTTGTTTTGTCTGATGGTAATACTTTCAACGTTCTTAAAGAAGGTGCTTCAGGATCGGCATCCGCTTGGGCTGAGGACCAGCTTCCTCCAGAAGCCACGGAATCAGTTGGCGACAAAAGCCTTCTCCCTTCTTGGGATTTTTACCTTATAGACATGACTCAAAATACCGGAGACAAAGTGCGTCCGGTAGGAAAGCTTCGTAAGAATAATCTCCTTAGATTTGAAAACGGAGATTTTGCTCCTACGGTGGGCATAACCGAGGAAATGAGAGCCGAATGCGATGTGGAACTGTATTTGGATAGCGGTCATAAAAATAAGTATTGTGATGCCGGAGCATTTGACGCTAAGGCTTTTTACGAAGAGTATGGTATTGGTCAAAAACTTTATAATGTATCAGGGTCAGAGGTAAGGATTTTAAGACCTTGGGAGACTACTTCAAAGAATTATAGCATATTCTTAGGATGTAGCAAGAGCCTGTATGTAGCTGATAAAGTAGTTGGAAAAAGTGGAAAAATATGGTCTGGGGTGTACGACGCAGACACGGTCCCTATGCTGGACGGACTTGACCTGCGCCAGACGTGCCCTGTGCTGCCTCCCACAGCCTTATCTCCTGGACCGGTATGTACAGTAGACTCCAAGGCAAGATCTTTCTTTTTCTTGTATGAAGGAGAAACAAATTGTAAATCCGGAGCCGGACCTGGTAACGCCTGCACAATGTTTCTAAATGGAAGAACTTATCCGAGATGCAATGATGTAAATCAAATCAATATAGCTAAGTATTCGAGGGCTAATAACGTAGATCCTGAATCTTCTTATCCTTTTTCTGAAGGTGGTTTTTTGACCTTGAATGCCTATATCATATACCTTGAAATGCTGTACGGTACTAAATACTTGGTTAATCCAGATACTTTTGGGGGTGGGATATCGAGCAACAATGGAATAGGTAATGATGTTAATTATAGGAAATATGGAGGGGTAAAATATCGTAAAAAAGGAGAAGAGATCTGGTTGTATGGCGCATGGGCTACAAATTCTCCTATTATCCATTATGAACCTACTAAAAAAGCTCATTTCTCTTACCTCATAAATTCAGAGTATCCTAAAGAACAGTGCATGGAAGGTCAGATGGCGGCTTCTTTTGCATTTGAAACAGGCGTAGAAGAAGGATCAGAGTTTGATTTTTATGGAGGAAAATACTGGTATAAGAACGTCCAGGGAGCCAAGAGTATGGCTGAAGGTCATATGAATGTTATTGTGTTTAAGGAAATGACTGGTACCATATCGGCCTTAAACGAAAATGACGAACCAGCAGAATTTGATTTGGAAGTTATTTTAAGGATGTCTTTGTACGATGGTATGAATTTGTCTGGAGACGTCTT